CAAATACTCCAGTCATTACACCCATAACCACAGATACAAATGCAGATTGACTAGCAGTTGGTGCATCTAAATCCATAAACCATTCGGCACATCTCCAAGACATAACTGTACTAGCAAGCATCATAAATCTTGGTAGTACTTTCCATTTTAAAAATTGCTCGACTGACACCACGTTACCAATCACCTGATTGCATACATGAGGATAATTTTATAGCTCTCTTTTTTACTTGTAATGCCCACTTAGAATCCAACATCTCTTTCGATGCAGTATTATAAGAACCTTTATGTATAGCAGACCACATCTTTTTAAATTTTAAAAGACGAGGAACACCCATATTAAAAGCCATATCTATTAATACTCTTTGACGAGATTCACCTAAATCTTCTATACATGGTTGATGATAACATAACTCTGCTTCAACTATTTTAATATCATTAGCAGCTAACATATATGCATCTTCTTTAGTTATACCTTCAGCATAAACTTCTTCTATTGTTTTACCCATTAATTCTAGTTCTTTATCAGAGATACCTCTGTCAATTAAATTTCTACCTATACCTATTGTATCTATTCCAAGATGGTCTTGGTAAACTTTAAGAACTAATCCTTCAAAGTCAACTAACTGATCTAATAAAATTTTCATTTTATATTTCATTACTTAACTCCTTCAATAGGTCTAAATAAATCTAATCCTTCTATCTTATTAGATTGAGACATAGGTAAGAATTTTCCTGTAGCAGTATCAAAAATCCTACCATCGGGAAATATATATCTTCCTGTAGCAGGATCGAACTTACCACCTATAGCACTTGTAGAAGGACTAGTCATATTAGCTAGACTAGTTGCTCTACCTGCAGCAGTAGACATATCTATTGTTGATGTTCCTATTCCTTTGCCATAGTATGCTTTCATAGCATCTGTTAATGGAGATTCATCAGGTATCTTCTCAGCCACAGCTTGCACAGCTTTTTTAAACTCAAGCTCATCATTTTCATTACCACCTATGTCAGCCGGACCCATATCTTCTAAACTATCTTGTATAGATTGCATATCACTTTGACTGCTATCTATACCCATACTAGTACTATTACCACCTACTCCTCCGGTTGAACCATCAGTATTTCCTGTAGGATCGTCACCTTCAGAAGGACCTTGACTTGCTCCCGGACCCTCTCCCGGACCTTCATCAGTACCTGAAGGGTCTGTTCCATCATCACCCGGACCACCCGGACCATAAAAACTTGGTATACCCATAGGACCTTTTTTACCTGCACCACCTAATAACTTTAAAGCTTTACCCTCGTCTGCTGTAATCCATGCAAGCATATGTAGTTGACCATTGATGTCAATCTTACGTGGAGCTTTTACCATGTCTGCTAAATTCTTTTTCTTCTTTGCCATTTTAATAATCCCTTAATTTGATACCTTCTAATTGTTTTGAGTATTCTACTATTGATCTTAATACATCAGTAGGAAACTTTTTAGTCTGTATTAGTCTTTGCATTTCTTTAACTGATAAAGTATCAGGTACAAACCTACCATTTTTAATTGCACTAGACATAGTAGTTTTATCTGCTTTGCTAAGTCCTTGGTTTGATAATAATTTTATAATACCTGAAGCTGTTAATGTTTGTTTATTATTTTCTTTATCAGTATAAGTTATATCACCAAACACTTTAATCTTATCATATAATCTAGCTTGACTTTCTTTTTTATCTAATTGTAATTTAAGATATTTATTTATTATATCTTTTTTTTCATCTAAATCCAATACCTTTATAGGAGTTTCTCTATTTAATAAATTTGATAAAGACTTTTTAGTTTCTCTTATTTCTTTTAAATCTTGGAAGATACTATAACCTAATTGTTTATTTAAATTAATAGTTTGTTTTCTTATTCCAAACTTATTAAAAGTGCTTTGATCTTCAGAACTAGTAGGAAAACCATACTCATTAACTGCTTCTCCTTTTCCCATTAACTTTTCTGATTCTTTAGCTTGTCTATAAGCTTGAATATTTTCTGCAAATCCCGGATAAATAAGAGTTGTTGCTAAATTTTTAACAGCTTCTGCTTTAGAAACTTCATTTCCTTTTTTATCAAAACCTGATATTAATGATACTAAATCTTTTGTTAAAAACTTTGGAGAAAAATAAGGACTTAAAACTTCAGTTCCTATCTCTTTAAATACATCATCTAATTCTCTTTGAGTTACTTCTTCTCCTGCTGTTAGTCTAGCTATGATTGCTCTTATAGGTCCTTTAACATATTGAGCTGCATCTATTGATCCTGAGTCTATAACTTTGGCTACAATATTTCCATTTCTATCTTCTGTAAAATTTTCTAGAAATAGTTTAGGACTATTTTTAGAATAATCAGCACTTAATAATTTAACTGCTCTTTCATTTACAGGAGTCACATCATTTAATTGATTGTATGTTGTTATACCTACTCCTAAACCTGTAGTTACACCTGCTGCTGATGTTAATCTTTTATATCCTATGTTTTTTAATGCAGAATTATTTGTTCTTCTTCCTTCTAATACATCTCTTATTCCTTGGCTTACTATATTTTTTGTAGTCCTAACCATTTCAGCAGGAAAAGTAGCATATGTTCCTAAAGGTACACGAGATAAAAGTCTAACTGCAGGAGCTGCAGTAGAGTAAGAAGGCATTGTATTACGTACTATCTCTATTGATTTATCTAAGATTTCTTTTTCACTTAAATTAGGAAATGCTTTTCTATATTGAGCTACTTCTGCTTTTAAAGCTATTAACTTAGATACATCATCAACACCACCATAAACTCCTGAAGCTATTTTAAGTGTTTTTTTAATTCCTTTAAAAGGTACATCATATATTTTTTTAGCTAATGATTTTTCTCCAACTATATCATCTGAAGTTCCTCTTAAATTTAAATTTTTTAAAACTATTTCTGCATCAACACTAGAATCAATTAATCCTGATTGTTTTAAATAAGCTAATTCTTCTAAAGCTTTAGGGTCTTGTAATTTAGCTTTTTCTAATACAGTTTTTAAAGAACTTATTGAATTATTATAAACTTGTTTATTAAAAAAATGTCCATTCATAGCTACTTGTTGAGCAGCACCATAAACATTTAATACATGAGTAGCATTATCAAGAACTGTTTGATTAGCTTGTCCTATACCTGCAAGTTTAGCAAACCCATTTAAATAAAAATTTTTTGACCCTTCAAAACCAAAAACATCTAAACCTCTATCAAAAACTGTACCCATCTCAGGTGTTGTATATATATCATCTAGACCTAATCGTTTAGAAGATACACCTAAACCTTCTAACTCTTTTACTGCTTCTAAGTCACTTAATTTTTTATTAATAAATTTATTAGGAGCAATGTTTGCTTTAACAAAAGTACTTACTTCTGTAGGAAGAGAAGGAAATAAACCTTCTAACTTAACTTGTCTTCCTAAAGAATTTTCAGCAATACTTTTAATATCATTTAAATATTTTGCTTTAGCTATTAATCTATTTTGATTTTGAATAGTTGTTACAAAATTTTTAGTAGGGTCTTTTATTTCTCCTAAAAATTCTAAGATAGGTTTATCAATATTTTTTCTTTTTTTACCTACTCTTACTCCTACTTTTTTACCAACACCACCTACACCTTCATATAATAATGTTTCAAATAAATTAACTTGTTCTCCTGCTTTGCCTTTTAATAACATTTCATTTAATATGTTATCTGCTTGATCCCTATTTAATGAAGGATGTTGTTTTAAAATATATGATCTAGCATTTTCAACTATATTAATTAAGTCTTGATTATTTTGAGAGTTAGGTTTTAATTTACCATCTAATACTTTACCTATTTGTTTTGTCCATTGAGGATTGCTACTAAATTGATATGTTCTTGTTAAATACGTACCATTATTAGCATCTAATTGTAAAGATAATACATCATCATCCTTTAATTTTAATAAGCTTTTAATTATAGGAGTATTATCTTGTATCATCTTATTCATTTTTTGAGCTTGGTCAATAACTTCTTTAGCTATCTTAGGATTATTATTTGGATTAGAAACATAAGCACCTTGTAAAACTTTGTTAACTAAGTCTCTATCAGAGTTATATTTTTTTATAAGTCGTTCTAATTCTTTAGCTTCTTTTTTAGCAAGAATATCTCTAGCTTCTGCATATTCTCTTCTAAGAATATTAGCTTTAAATAAAGGATCACTCATTCCTGCTTTAGAAGTAAAAGCTTTACCTAAAAAACTATTTATATTTCCTATTTTTCCTAATACATTTTTAGCAGTACCTGTTTGCATATACTGACCTAAAGAATTTTTAGTTGCTTTTACATTAGATGTTATAGTATTAGCACTATTATTAATAGGAGTCATAATCTTACTATTTTTTATTGCACTAACTTTATTAGTTAAAGAAGATGAACCTTTTTTAAGTTTATTAACAAGATCAGTTTTTGAAATTATTTTTCCACCTACATTAATGCCACTTTTTGTTACACTAATACCACCAATTATAAGACCACCAAAAGCAATTTGACCTATTAAAGAATCAACAGACTGCTTAAGTTTTTTTTCTGCAAAAGAATCATCAGGGTCTATAGCTAAAGAAGATAAAGAATCTTCCATACCGGGAATCATCTGTACTAAATTCATAGTAAGTTGTTCATCTTCATCTCTTGTAAAAACATCTGCTGCTACACCTGCTGTACCATACTTAGAATAATCTCTAATTCTTTTTTGAGCTTTAGTAGTAGCTTTAGGAATCTTAGCAACCTTTCCTAATGTTCCTAAAGTTTTAGTAGCAATTCCAAAAGGTAAAGCAAACTCAGCAAAAGAACTAGCTACTTGTTCTGCTGTATTAGTTTTAGGATCAAAAGTTCTTTTTAATGAATCAGTGTTTTCTTGACCTATAACATTTTCAATAATGTTTCCTGCTTCCCCAAAAAAATTACTTACATTTTTTCTAGCTTTTTTACCTGCAGTAAGTTCTATACCTGATCCTATAGCACTTGTAACATCATCAGTTATATTTCCTAAAGCACGACCTATTATTTTAGAAGGCATAGGAACACCTACACCAAATAGTTCAATACCATCAGCAACAGTTCCATAAGCTTCACCACTTTTTACACGAGCTTTTTGTGTAGCTTCTTCATCAACTGCTCTTTTAAAATCAAGAATAGAAACATCTTTAGAAGTTAAATAATTATTTAAATCTTGGTTATTTTTTATTTGATTATTTTTTGCTAGTAAAGCTACTTCATTAGAAATATCTTCATACTCTTGAGTACCAAAAGCTATAGCCATTTAATTATCCTAAGTTGTTTTGTTTTTTAGAAGTTGACTAATAATATTAGGATCACCTTCTATGTTATTCGGAGGTGTGTTTCTTTTTTTACTGTACTTAAATCAAAAAGATAATTCATAGTATCGTTTAAATTTCCAGATTGATTATAAAAATTTAAAACTTCTTTTAATTGTTTCTGCATTAAATCTTTAGTTGCTGGATCTACAGCTTGTCCATTAATAAGTGTAAAACCATTTTCATCACTAAACATCACATTATTTTTTGCAGCTATTTGTTTTGATAAAGCTGATAAAATTGGAGCATCTAATTTTCCTTGACCTAAAGCTGCTAGATCAGTATAACCTTTTATATTTAATCCTGCAAGCTTTGCTTTAGCTTCAGCTGCAGATATCTTACCTTGTAATAAAGCTTGTTGTATTTTATATTTCTCTTCTTCAACATTAGGTAAATTTTCTGTAGCTTCAGCAGCACCTTGAGCTAATGCACTAAATGTTCCTGCTCTTGGATCAACTTGAGCTGCATTAATTAAAGCATCACCAATAAAATTAGCCATGTTTCCAGAAGTATTATCTAATCTAGCTAATTGTTTATTAGCCATTTCTTCTTGAAGTTTCTGACTTTCAGTTATTGTATTAGATAAATCTCCATATGAACCTAATAACATTTGCATAAGTTGTTCTTTATTAGTAAGTTGATTCTTATTACTTTTTTGATTATCAAATATAGAAGTAGGATTATTAACACTGTTAGCTTGAGAACCTGCTTGTAACATAGCAGATAAACCATTTTCAGAATCAAAAGCTACTTGACCACCTGTTTTAAAAGGCATACCTTGAGACATACCATATAGTTTAGCTCCTGTTCCTACAAGGTTCATAAAATTACTCATGCCTGAAGGTTTTCTATATACATCAGCTACCTCAGTAGATTGATAAGGATAACCATATAAGGTTGATTGATACCTATCTAATAAGGTATTTGGAAAATTTAATTGAGATTGATAGTCAGCATAGTTTTGATTTAGTCCTTTATCAGTCATATCTCTTTGAGCTTCACCTACACTTGTCATACCTGTATATTCTTTTAAAGCTTGTTGAGGAGCTAATTGTCCTAAAGATGATAGACCTGCAGCAGCAGATTTTTCTCTAGCCTTTTGAGATTCAAAAGCTTTTTGTGCATTTTCAAAAGCTGCCTTACTTCCCTTAGTCTGTATGTCACCTAACTTTGATTGGTAATTTCTTAATGCTTCAGACTCAACTACACCTTGTCTAGAACCTCCAAAACTTCCTGCACCTACTGCACCCATTCCTATAGTCTGTAAGCCTTTGTCAAAGTCTCTACCTGCTTCTCTTTTTTCTACATCAATAACTGCTTGTTGATAAGGATTCATATATGAAGCCATGTTATCACTAAATTTATCAGACTGACCTTTATAAAAACTTTCAGCAGGATCAAAATATGTTTGACCTTTACCTACTAAACTAGAAATACCTGACATACCTGCTAGTTCTTCAGGATTAAACCCGGAATATCTATCACCAGTATAAGTTGGATAACCTAACTCTTTTTTAGTTTCATATATATTTTTAGCTTCCTTTAATACATCAGCTAACCCTGATTTATAATCATCAGGAACACTATACCTACCTGTTATATCTACTGCCATTATACTAATCCCTTCAATTCTTTACTAGCATTTATTTCATTCTGTTGTTCTGTTGTACCAAAAGCTTTACTTCTTATATATTTTATAAAGTCATCTAATTTTTCTGCACCTGCATCAGAAGAACCATTACCTAATATAGCAACACTATCTGCTGGCATTACATACTCTTCATTACTTAGTTTAGCACGTTTAATAATTGGATCACCTTCAACTTTAAAGTCAACTGTATCATCCATTCCATCACCTTCTCCTTCAACCATTCCTTCAAAGTAACCACTTTTACCTTGACCACCTTCAGCTAACATAGCAGATAAACCACCTTGATTAGGCATAGGTTGTGGTGGCATAGGTTGTGGTGGCATAGGTTGTTTCATTTCTAAAGGAGGTTTAGGCATTATCTGTTGTAGTCCTTCATTAGGTGTAGATATTACATTAAGTTTTTCTAATTTATTTCTACCATAATTAATTAATTGTTGCATAGCTGATTCAGAGTTTTCTTCTAAAGACATATCACCTATACTTTGTATCTTTTCATTTAAACGAAAAGCTTCAGGTAAACCTGTACGAGGATTAACTGATAATTTACCCATACGTTCTAACACGTTTACTTCAGGTTTAGACATATGAATTAATTCAGTATCACCTTGCCTACCTTTTAAAGCAAGAAGATTTGATAACCCACTCATAGGAGCTTCTCTATTAACTAAGTATGCCATTATTATTTTTCACCTTATTTGGCATAGTATAATTAGACTGTGCCTTTGTCATATTAGATTGAAAATTACTTATATTACTTTGCATATCATTACTCTTATTATACAACGAACCAATGTTTAATGCCATACCTTGTACAGTTTTTGTACCAAAATAATCATTTGTTTTTACAGTTCCTGTATTAATATTTTCAATATAAGTACTATTATTTATTAAATTAAAATATTCTTGTTTATTCATTAGTTAAAATTTACCCATCCTGTTCCATCTACATAACCTTTAAATTTACCTTCATCTTTAGAATAAGCTATATCACCTGAACTAGGTCTTCCTATTTCTGTAACAGTAACTACTGCATATACATTTGTTGCTGGTTTAAAATCAACTAAAGCATCTCTTGTTTCTAATTCAAAACTTAATTGATTACTCCATTCTCTTATTAAAGTGTACATTTTATTTAATTCAGAAGTAGAAAAAGAAGTAAAGCTAGGTACTTGTGGATAGTTAGCCATTATCTTCTACCATCTTTTTGAGTAGATAGTCTAACCTCACCCCATCTCCAAGAACCATCATTAGTTCCTGAAACAATAACTGAAACCTGTCTACCTCTAGCCCTAAAATTTATTTTTTCTGTAGAAGGTTGAATAATAAAAGGTCCTTTAGTTGTTAATGGTCCATTAGGATAAGCATTTGTTTGAATAAATATTTCTATTTGATTTCCTGAATCAATAGCATAGTCAGGAATAATCTTATCCATGTACATTATATCATCTCCTTCGTCTAGATCAAACTTAGAAGATTCAAGAAAGGAAGATAAAGCTACTCCATCTCCAGTATAAACACCTGTAGGTTCGTTATCATAAAGATAAGGAGTAGCAGTATCAGATGTATTTCCTGTTGTAATTGTATTACTAAATACTGTTCGATCATTAAACGTACTATAAAAAGAATCTCCATATACCCATGTCTTTTCTTCTACATTATATATAACATAAGCATTAGGTTCAGTTGATCCTGCTTTAGGATACAACCAAATAATTTCTTTAAACTCAGAATTAATTCCTGCATAAACTTTATCTTTATTTGTATTATTAAAATTACCAAACAAATGTCTACGTATAGTACAAGGTAAATTATTTATTCTTCCATCAAAAGCATAGAAGTTATTGTCACTCATCCAATAAGAAATACCATCGTAATCAATAGCTCCATGAGGACTTATTAAACCACAGTTAGTACCTACTTGAGTAAAACTAAATATAAAAGGAGGACCTACATATTGCATTGTATACATAGCATTGTCAGTCCATATAGCTATATTATTTCTAGAACGAGTTGCTCCTATAATTTCTGTACCATCAGTTAACACAGTCTCACCTGATGTTGTTGTTATAGAAGGAGTCCAATTAGTAAAGTCTTCTTGGTCTGACCATCTAACTAACAGAGGATTAAAAGCTGCTCCTGAAAATTCATTAGTACCAAAACAAATAGCATGTCTATCATTAGGAGAAACAACTAAAAAATTAGACTTTGAAGGAGCAGACGTAGCTGTAACATGAGTAGCATTAGTTGAACTAGTAATAGGCAACATTCTTGAAGGTGTTATAGAAGCAGCAGTATCAAAATAAAATATATTACCACCTCTACGTAGTCCTAATACATCTTGACCCCAATTATCAAACTTCCATTGGCTACCTTGAAAGGTAATTCCTGAAGATGAAGCTGCAACATTCCATGCTCTTTCTCCTGTTACAGAAGCACCTGCATTAAAAATAGCAGCACCATAACCTAAACCTTGTATACTATCAGATAATTCATTATCTAATAAATATGCTACTGATACAGCAGTACCTCCACCTGTAGCTGTTCCTGTTGCTGTAGTAGGACCATTAAATGTAAATTTATTTATATTAGTAACACTTGTAATAGTATAAGGTAATAGTCTAGGTAAAGTTACTCCACCTACATCTGCAGCACCTTCAACAATAATTCTATCACCTTCTGATCTTCCATGATTAGTTATGCTTGTAACAATTTCTATAGAACCATTAGCTGTTGTAAAAATATTTTGAACAGATACGATAGAAGTAATAGGAGTTACATCATAAATAACATCTCCTAATTCAACATAAGCTTGTTTGTTTGAACCAGCTATTATCATTTTTTTAGTATTATTATCTGACCATGTTAACACATCTCTAATTTGACCTGATAAAACTGTTGAATTATGTTTTGAATAACCTCGTATGTTTTCAGGTTTACCTTCTCTAAACCTAACTCTATTACCATCAAACCATTTACCTTCTTCAGCATATTGAGTTGACTCTCTATGAAATCCGGGTAAAAATTTTAATGATTGAAGTTTTGAATCTGTTGATGACATTAATATGCTAACTCTGTACAGGTTATACGACTTTGAGATGCTTCAGCAATCATATCACTATCATGTAAATCAACTGAACCATTTTCTTTTTTTGCATATAAAGTATATGTATGTGAAGCTGCTGATCCGGGAGAATCTAAAAATTGCATAGCAACCATAGCTTGAGTTCTAGCTCCTTCAGAAGCATATGAACCAATATAACCTAAATCAGTACCTCCTCTATATAATTTAAATACTGCTTTACCATCTGTAACTTGTGACCTTGTATCAGTATATACATTAACTTGTACTAATACTTTATTAGAAGCAGCAGCAGTACTAATTGCTAATGCTAAATTTGTTGTTGCATAAGATGNTGTTAAAGCATNAGAAGTACCATAACCTGCCTGAACTACTTGTAAAGTCTTACCTACATTACTTAGTGTTGAACCATTACCTGCAAATGAAGTTGCTGATACAATTCCAGTTACTGCAACTCCTCCATTAGTTGTTTCAAGTTTTTTACTATTATTATGATATAAGTCTACTCCACCATCTTCAATAAATTGTAAAGCAGTTTCGTTACCAGCAGCATTTCTTAAATTAAAAGAACTTGCTTGAATATTAAGTCCACCAGTACCAGTATCAACTATATATGAGTTAGAAGCATCATGATATATTTCTAAATCTCCTGAATCACCTAATTTAATTTTATCATTATCAGCCATATTAAGATGAGTTTTAAGAGTAGTCTCTCCATCAACAGTAAGTGTACCACCTATAGAAGTATTGGCAGTTACTGTTAAAGAATTTGCTGATCCTGTATCTAATCTATTTACTAGAGTTCCATTAGTGGCTACAACAGAACTAAATCCTTGTTGAGCTGCAGTAACAGCAGTACCTCCAGTAGGTTTAATAAATACATCATAGTCACCTGAAGTTCCATTATGTATAAAGTAAATTTTCTCTTGAGCAGGTATGCCTATAGTTACGTTAGCAGTTAATGTTCCCATAACTTTCAAACCAAAGTTTCTTGATTGGTCTGTAGCTCCACTATTGTTAGTTAAACTTACTGCAACACTAGAAACAGATACAGTTTCATATCCTGCTATTGATTCATCTATTAAATCAATAACATTTTGATTTAGTATTAAACCCCATGAGTTAGGATTTTCACCATCTGCTTGTTTTTCTAATCTAATTCTTGATGTATATGTTGATGCCATTTTCTTTTCCTATTTTATTTTACAACTAGTGTTACAACTAAAGCTATTATACCTAACGTACCAATCATAGACATAGCTTCCATTCTCCACAATCTTTTATCTAATCCACTTAATTTATCATTAACCATTTCATATCTAATAGCACATTCTTTTTCATGTGCTTCTAATTCCATTTGTACTTTTAATTCAGGCTGTATTCCCATTTTCATTAATCAGCATCCTCTATTGTGTTGCCTTCATCTACCCATTCAAGAATTGCTTGGTAGTCTGTATTTCCATTATCTATTGGCACTTGTTGTTGTTCTGCTCTACCCTCTATATTACAATAAATATGTGTTACTTTCCCTGTTAAAGGATATTTCCAATATTTAACATTTGTTACTTTCATATTAACCTCTATAACTCTGCATCTAAATTAATTCTCATGTCAGTATTATTATCTGCTTCAACTTGATATATTGTTCCTGCTGACATATCTGCACCACTTCTTGTTATATTAATTGCAAATCTACTAAAGTCATCCATTGTTTCTGCTGCTGCACTAGTACCTGTAGTACCTCCTGCACTAAGTCCTGCAACTCCAAAGTCATCGTTTGCTGAAACACTTCCTGTTGGATTAGCTCTCATGGGAACTGGTACTGGATATGTAGCAGTTGTATTAGAAGTACTATATGCTCTGCCATGACCTACCTTCATAAAAGCTGTTGCTGCTTTCATAGTATAAAAATAACGATAACAAAGCTGTCTCTCTTCCCCAAATGATCTATGCTCAAAGTTTGTGGCAACCGAGCCAACTTCTAATTGTACTCCAGTCAAAAATAATTCATTGTCTGTGCTTGAAAAAAATGAATCAGCACCAACTGCTCTGTTTGCTTCTGTTTTACTTGCCCAAGATGTAGCTAAAGTTCCACTATTGTATGTAGAACCTGCATGAAGCCAAAAGTTTACAAGAAAAGAACTAGCAGTATCATCATCTAGAGTACCAGTTGTATCAGCAGGAAAAGTATATGTGTATCTTGCCCAACTTGTAGTTAATGTAAATAACTTTGCAACGTGCCTTGAATTATCTGCATCTTCTAATTCAACAACTATATCTGTAGAACTACCCACAACTTTTGCATAAAAAGATAAAGTGACTTGTTCTGCATCTGATGTACCTTTTTTTAACTGTTGTAAATCTTGTCCTTCTATTCTTTGTTGTATAATAAAGAGTTCTCCTGCTGCAACAGATGTATCAGCAGTTGTGCAATCTAATTTTAAAGCATTACCAAAACCATTCA